CTGGAGTTCAAGCGTCGCGCCGAGCAAGCCGAACTTGAATCCCAAGGAAAATACCAAGAAGCCCGACAGGCTCTGGAGCAACAGTTCCGTGAGGCGACGGCGCAAAAGGACCAGCGCATTGCAGAACTTGAAATCCGCGTCCGTGAACTAGAGCTGGTCACGCCAGCCGTCACCGCATTGGCGGAAATTGTCCATGACCCCGACTTGGTACTTAAGACCAAGTTGAGTGCTGAGCAGATCGAACGCGACACTGACGGCACTGTCGTCGTAGTTGATGGCTACCAGCGGACGCCTGTCACTGAATGGGCCAAGACCTTGCCGGCATGGATGCAAAAGCAGCCGCGGCCACAGGGTTCTGGCGCACCAACTAGCGGCGCATCAGCCAGTGTTCCTGCTGGCATGAAGAACCCATTCAGCCCAGATTCGTTCAATTTGACTGAGCAATCACGACTGTTTAAGACAGATCGTGATCTGTACGACCGCCTTAAAGCTGCCGCTAGCCGCTAACATATTGCCAGCCGGCTGCGCTGGTGATATAGGGCTGCGCCCAAACCGTAAACCATTTCAGGTGATCAATCATGGCGACTCTTCGCTCTGACATCATCATCCCCGAGGTTTTTACTCCTTACGTCATTGAGCAAACCACCTTCCGTGATGCCTTCCTGGCTAGCGGTGTGGTGCAGCCGATGGCTGAGTTGAATGCAACCGAGGGCGGTGATTTCATCAACGTGCCTTTCTGGAAAGCCAACCTTTCCGGTGATTTTGAGGTGCTGTCTGATAGCAGCAGCCTCACCCCTGGCAAGATTCAAGCTGACAAGCAAGTCGGCGTGATCCTGCACCGTGGTCGCGCTTTTGAGGCTCGTGATCTGGCTGCTCTGGCTGCTGGTTCTGACCCCATGGCCGCCATCGGCGCCAAGATCGCTGATTACATCGCTAACCAGCGTCAAAAGGATCTGCTGTCTTGCCTCGCTGGTGTGTTCGGAAGCATCGGCAGCACCTCTAGCTCTGCTGCTTTCTTCCCGCTGACCATCGATGGTGAGTCGGGCGACACCCCTACCACGCTGAGCCCCCGCCACGTGGCAGAAGCCCGCAGCCTGCTGGGCGACCAGGGCGACAAGCTCGCCGCTGTTGCCATGCACTCCAAGGTCTACTACGACTTGGTTGAGCGCAAGGCCATCGATTATGTGACCGAGACCGACGCTCGTCTGACGTCTTCGGTGACTGATTTCGTTGGCGGCAGCATCGCTGGTGCTTACGGCAACCCCACGGTTCCTACCTACATGGGTCTGCGTGTCATCGTCTCTGATGATGTGCAAACCGATGGCAGCGGTAGCTCCACCGAGTACGCCACCTACTTCTTCACCCAAGGCGCTATTGCCTCTGGTGAGCAGATGGCGATGCAGACTGAAACCGACCGTGACATCCTCGCCAAGAGCGATGCCATGTCGATTGACCTGCACTACTGCTACCACCCCGTTGGTGCTAAGTGGGGCGTGACCACCTCGAACCCGACCCGCGCTCAACTGGCAACAGTTGGTAACTGGTCGAAGGTGTACGAAACCAAGAACCTTGGTATCGTGCGGGCGACCAACACCTCTAACTTCGATTGAGGTAACTGATCATGGCACAACCTTCCCAGTTTGAACTGTCCACCGAGCAGTACCTCGAAGCCACTTTTTACGGGGCATCCTCGATTGCCGACGTGCAATTCTGGACTGCTCCCGTTAAATGTGAAGTGGTAGCAGTGCGTGAAGTTCACGCCACTGCTGGTAGCGATGGCAGCGCCGTAACCGGCACCGTTCGTCGTTGCCAAGGCACTGAAGCCGCCACTGCTGGTGATGACCTGCTGAGCGCCACCATCAACTTCAAAGGCACTGCTCTCACCGAGCAGACTCCTGCCTTGACTGCCACCACTGCCGACCTCACCCTTGAGGTTGGCAACCGGCTGTCGCTGGACGTGACAGGTACCACCACCGCCTTGGCTGGTGTGATCCTGACCGTTCTGCTGAAGCGCGTCTGATGGGGCTGTTCGCTTTTCGGCGACTGCGTGAACTGGAGGCTGCCTCTACGGAGGTGGCCTCTCTTTCTATTGCGGAGCCTGCACCTACACTAGAACAACAGGAGCCAGCCGACGATGGCAGTAGTAATCGTGGCCACACCAGGGGCCGCCGACGCAAACTCGTATCTGACGCTGGCAGCAGCGCAGTTGATAATTGACGGCTTTGTGCAGGATGCTGATGTAACCGCATGGGCATCAGCTACGACTGACCAAAAGAACCGCGCATTGTTTACCGCGACGCAACGCCTCGACCGCGAGCGTTTTCTTGGCGCAAGGGCAACTGATACGCAGGCATTGCAATGGCCTCGTACTGGCGTGCGCAAGCCTGACACTTACATCAACACCTACGCAGTCGGCTTTCCGTTTCGGATTACAACAGATTATTTCACTGATACCGAAATTCCAACGCAGGTGCAGTATGCGCAGGTAGTGCTAGCAACGTACCTGCATAACAACCCTGACGGCCTTGGCTTGAGTGGCCTTGAGGATTACAAAAACGTCAAAATCGGCAGCATTGACGTGACGCCCAATCTTGGCTATGGCGCTGTTGGTGCGGACAAGGTGCCACCAATCATGGAACGGTATCTGACTGGCCTTAGAATTAGTGGACCAGGTAACGTCGCCATTAAGCGGAGCTGATCATGGGTTACGCCTATCCCGGCGCTGAGTTCATTGATGACACCGCAGCACACGCTGGGCGCTTTGGCAAGATCGTCGCGCTTGAGGATTCGGTGATTGCCAGCCTGACAGCTCAAGACTGGACCGGCAACACGCTCAGCGCCATCCCGTTTAAGGCCAGTACTGAAATCGAAGGCGTCTTTACCAGCATCACCTTGACTAGCGGTACCGTTATCGCCTACAGGCTTTGACCATGAGTGACACCAACTACCTCGCTATTGATTACTCGGTAGGCGCTACATACATCAGCGACACCAATACCCGAACTGGCCGGTGGGGTGCAATTCACTTTACAAGTAATTCGCAAGTAAGCGCCATTGTTGCGCAGAATTATGACGGCAATACTATTTCGGGGCAGTCATTCAGTGCAGCGACAACCCTTTACGGTGTGTTCACCAGCATTACGCTGCAAAACGGCCACTGCGTAGCCTATAAGCTCTGATGACACTAGCCAGCCCGCTACGCAAGGTTGCCAGCAAGCTGATGGCAAAGTTTGGCGGCGAGGCAACTATTCGCCGCGTAACAACTGGCGTTTATAACACTACAACTGGCACCGCAAGTGAAACCACGGCTGATACCGCAGTCCGTGGCGTGCTGGAAGATGTCAACCTGCGCGAGGTTAATGACTTGATTCAAGCTGGCGACAAGCGCCTGTTAATTGCAGCGGCTGATGTGACCACTGCACCAACAACTGCAGATGAAGTGCTGATTGGAGCAATCACGCATCAAGTGATCACGGTGCGAACAATTGAGCAGGACAATACCGCCATCACCTACGAGTTAATCCTGAGGGCATAATGACACGCACCATCCGCGTTGGTGATATTGGCGATTATGCCAGCCAGCAGATGGAGAAGTTGCTGCGGACGGCAGTATTTGAGACTGAACTACGACTGAAACAAGCCAGTCCAGTTGATACGGGAAGGTTTCGCGCTAGCTGGGTGACTGGTGAAAACACAGCAAGTAACTACGACGGCGGCGAGAAACAACCCGCCACTGGTCAATACAAAGAGTCGACTAATCCACCCGAAGATCCAAGCCTTGAGCGTCGCATCACCATTGGATACCAAGCCGGGCAAGAACGCATTGGCAATATCTACAGTGTCCACAATAATCTGCCCTACGCTGAGCGTCTTGCTAGGGGGCATAGTCGCCAAACGTCTGGAGCCCCTGGCGGTCAAGCAGGTTGGGTAGAAGGCATCGCTAAAGACATCCAAGGGTTTGTGCAAGTCAATGCCGACCGCATTGGGAGGGAATCATGAGTAGCAACTACAACGATGTTCGCGCTGCCATTGAGGGTCGCATCGCAGCAGAAATGGCATTGGCTCCGGTGTATCCGATCAGTTATCAAAACGTCCCGTTCACGCCACCTAACAACACGCCATGGGCGCAGGCGTTCATTCGCTTTGGCGATAACAATTACGCTACGCTGCTGCCAACAGGTAGCGTCGGGTTCAACCGTCAAACCGGCACGTTGGTGATCAATGTGTTCACGCCACAGGGTCAAGGCACTGCGGCAAACTTCACCATTGCAGAGCGGCTAAAAGATCTATTTGATCGTCAAATCGTATCTG